GGCATAGGTTCTGGGGCAACCAGTGGACCAATCAGGCGTTGCATCCTAAGGGAGACCCGCAGGGTGAGCCAAGCGGGAAGATCAAGACGGCTGTGCTCGTCATCGGTGGGAAGCGGTATCGGGGGCCGAGCCACTTCCAAGCCCTTGGGGAATACATGGACGAGGTGTTCGATGCGGCTAAGTCGAGGGGGGAGGCATTGCCCACGTCAGTGCCTTACAAGGTGCAGCACGAAGGATTTGAGACAGAGAGCGGCCATTTCTTGAATCGGCATCAGGCGGCTCTTTACGTGGACTTGAAACGGCCAGCGTTCCACGGTTTGAAGCGGTTGGAGTCTGAGGACCTACCGTTGGCGGCGGTGAACGGCGAGCTTTACACTCTGGATGCCGTCAGGGCGTCGGAAGAGGGGGAAGGGGAAAGGCATGCCGCGGTGCGCCGAGAGGTCGCGAAGGACTACCGCAAGTCTATCAGCAGGGTCATGGGCGCCTTGGAATCGGGAGCCTTGATGGCAAAGAAGCATCTGGAGGAAAAAGAGAAGCAGAAGCGGCGGAGTGAACTGCTGGCAACCGTGGCGCTGCTGTTGTTCTACGCAGGAATGAATGCTTTCCGCGCAATGCGGCTGCGGCTGGCTATGCCTGAGAGCCAAGCCTTGGGGGGGGCTGACCACACCCCAGCCCCCCCTGACAGCCATAAAGGGGGTATAAGTGCCCCCGATGAGGACAAAAGCGCGTCTGGGGGCCAGCAGGAAGCGCCGGGGGGCATCGTGGCGGAAGGTGAAGATGCAGATGGTGCGGTGTCATTCGCGGAGTCCAGAGCGAAATTGCTGGAGCCGTTTGCGGCTGAGTCGCTGGATGCCTTGGAAGAGGAAGCACGGGGGGCGGCTACGAAAGCGGAACTAATCGCGAAGGTGCATCGGCTTGCACGAGAGATTGAGGACACTCGCGGCGGGTTTGTGGCGGAGAACGAAACAATGGCGGCGTATGGTGTGGCGCAATGGCAGTTATTGGCTCGGGCAGGGTTCGAGACGAAGGTCTGGCGCACAATGCGCGATGATAAAGTGCGCCCGAGCCATGTGCTCTGTGAGGCGCAGGGCGAGGTGCCCATGACAACTGAGTTCCACAACGGGATGATGTATCCCGGCGATCCTCGTGGTGGGTTCGCAGAGGTGTGCAACTGCCGTTGCTGGCTGGAGGGCGGGCGGCGTATTCCGGGTACGGGGCATTTGCAGGCGAGTGAGCCGCAAGGCAAGACCTTGTGCGAGGTGTTTGCAGAAGAGAATGCGGTGAAGGCAGCGGCAGAGTTCACCGAGTCGCTTCATCCCCGTGATGCAGCCGGGAAGTTCGCGGAGAAGCGCGGCATGGTGCCTATCGTGCGTGTAGGTGATCAGCCGAAGGTAATCAATCGGGGTGGCAAGATCATCACGCGCATGTTGGGCGGGAAGTGGCAGCTAAAGACAGGCGGGGAGTTGCCTGAGCACTTCGCGAAGATCGCGATTCCGCCAGCGTGGAAGTCGGCGTATGTGCATCCTGACCCAAAGGCGGACTATCACGCTGTGGGGATAGACGAGGCGGGGCGGTTGCAAAAGGTGCAATCGGAGCCCATGAAAGAGCGGCAGGCCGCGTTGAAGTTCGCTCGTATCGCTGAGCTGATGCGTGAGGCAGAGAAGATCAAAGGGGAGAACAGCAGGAACATGCAGAGCCCGTCCGATGTGATACGGGAGAGCGCATCGTGTCTGCATCTGATCATCGAGACGGGAATACGGCCCGGAGGCGAAGATGATACTGGGGCGGCGGCGAAGGCATACGGCGCGACCACTCTGCTGGGGCGGCATGTGGTAGAAGAGGGCGGCAAGGTGCGGCTGGAGTTCGTCGGTAAAAAGGGAGTCAACCTGAGCATCCCTGTGGGCGATGAGGCGACTGCCAAGATGATCTTGAAGCGGAAGCAAGAGGCGGGCGAGGACGGCAAGCTGTTCGGCATCAACTCCGATTTGCTGCGCGACTACACGCATACGCTCGGGGGCGGCAACTTCAAACCGAAGGACTTTCGCACCCTGAGAGGCACCATGATTGCTGTCGCGGAGATTGATCGGGTGACAGAGAAGCCGAAGGACCAGAAAGGCTTCCGGAAGGCCGTTATGGGAATTGCGAAAATAGTAGCCCAAAGCCTTGGCAACACACCTGTGATTGCGTTACAGTCCTACGTGCATCCGTTCGTATGGAAGAAATTGAGACCAGAAGCCTGAAAGTGAATACCCCCGTAATCGCTCTAGGATGCCCTACAGCGAGCCCATTTTCGGGATGGTGTAAGGGTATTGGAAAGTGCCGAAAGTGGCAGTTTATTGGCAATTAAGCTGATTTTTTTGTGCGTCAAAACGCCCTATAAGTGAATGTAGAGGCCCAAAAAGAGCCCAAAACGGGCAGCGAAAAGCAGCTAGACTGGCGAGCCGAAGCGGAGCTGACTGACTTCGACCCGGATGACGAGCTGTTGCCCGAGACCCCGAAGGAGGTCGTGGCGGCGTTGGGTTTTGATCCGCTGGAAGAGAGTGAGGGCAAAAAGGAATGAACGTGACCATCAACATCAACATTGAGGTCAACGTAAACGTGTTTTTGGGGCCTGTGATCGAACGGTTAGAATCCATCCGCCAGCCCGTCCAATCTGCTATGGCCGATGCCTATTGTGGCGTCGTACTGGAAAACTTCGGGGCGTCGGGGGTGGATCGCCCGTGGGCATGGGCTCCGTTATCTCCCAGTTACGCAAAGAAGGTCGGCAGGAGTTACGCGACCTTGGTCGTAAGCGGTGCGCTGAAAAACAGCGTGAAGAAAACGGACGGGCGTGAGTGTTCGACGGTGAGCATGAGTGACAGCGATGTGTCATACGCAACGCGGCATCATCATGGCGGGGGAAATCTGCCAGCGCGGCGGGTGTTTCCCATCCGAGAGGATGGGAGTTCTACGCCCGGGGTCGTTGAGGCGATTGTCGGGGTGGCACAGCAGAAAGTGGCGGAGGTGCTCAAATGAGTTGGCCCGAAGTGCCCGCAGCAGAGACGGTGACGGCAGATAGTCAGGCCGTTCTGTTTGCCACCTTCCTTGATCACCAGTACGCGCAGCAGCGAGGGGGCACGGTGAAGGTCATGGAGTCTATGTACCACCTCTGGGAAGAGATTCTGTCCGCATCGGATGAGCCGCGGGTGCTTGTGTGCTGCACGGGAGAGACCCCGAGGGGTAGTTTCGCAGAACAGGACTTGTGGCATCGGGTGGACCGGCAGTGGACTATCGCGGTAGTTCGCGGGCATGGGTTCAGGAACCTGATGCACGATGAGCAGGGGGCACCGGTCAATACGGTGGAGACGCTGTGCCAGTCCATTGAGGCTGTGCGGGATTGCGTGAGGTCGTTAAGGGGGTTGTCGCAGGAGTGGCCGATCAACTATAAGGGGTGGAAGAATCTTCCGGCAGTCGGCAGGCCGGGAACGGTAAACGTGTTTGTGGCAGGGGCAACGCTGGAGTTCTCGACGGCGAATGACATCCCCGAGTTTCGAGACATAGACGAAAGCGAGTAATTATGGCAGCAGATAATGTGAATGCGGTAACAGTGACGGCTGGGCTCAGTTGCACGGCCCTTAGCAATCCACCAATCGGGTCTGCATTGGTGCAGGCATCAATAGGATATAATAACGGTGAGGCGGCACTGGACTGTTATGTGCTGGTGACTGGAACGGAGGCGGCAACGGCTACGGCGCTGCATACGGCTCTTGCTGGCACGGGCGGATTCGTCTTTGTGTACAACCCGTCCACGACCCTGACGGTCTCGTTGTACGCGGACGCGACAACGCTCATTGGCCCGCTGCCTCCCGGCTTCGGGGTTGTTCTGCCTGTGGGGCCTGCAACGGTGATCGGTGGAGTGGTGGCGTCAACGGCAGTGACGGTGGGCGTGACAGCTGTCAAAACGACAGCAAACGCCTAAAGCGAACAGCAATAGAATAAAGAGAAAGAGACTGAATTATGGCATGGCCTACACTACCAACTGGAGTATTGACCAACGGCATCGTTGGCCAAGGGGATGTCACCCACATGCGGTGGGGGACGAAGGACGCGGTGACTACCACAGGCTTCTATTTGATCACGCGGATCGCTCAGCGTCCCAAGAAAGAGGAGTTCGAGTCCACCAATGGCGATGGTATCCAGAGCGGGCGTCTGCAAATGATTCACGGCACGGTCTGGGACGTAACAGTGCGAGATCGTACGGACATGACGCCGCCGCGAGTCGGGCAATACGTGACCGTCGTGGATTTGGGCGGGTTGCTGGGGACTCTCAATGCAGCGTGGGCCTACAGGTCAGTCAGCGCGTATGTCTTTGACTCAAATTATGACGCTGTCCCCAAGCAACCGGGAGAGCGTGCAATCGTTCTGGAGTATATCAATCTGATCGAAGGAGCGTAAACGCATGGCCGTGCCACACGACCCGGTAATTGAAGAGGTGCGAAAAGCGGCCGCAAAGGCGGCTGCGGAAGATGCTGTGGGCAGCGCAGCTTTAGCAGAGCCGCGCCCGGGGCCGTTGAAAGACGTGTTCGCGGTCGTGCAGGACATTCAAGTGCATCGGTGGAAGGTGCGGCCTTTCTATGATGTGGACTTCGACTTTCTGGGCGCTCTATCGCATCCATTAGCTGTAATGATGAAGCAGACGCTAGGGGGCGAACAAAGCGTGAAGATGGATGCGGCCTTGGTGCGGGGCGAAGAGGCCTGGGACCTGGCGTGGATTATGACGCGGAGCCCAGATGAAGTAGAGGATACGCTTAAAGCGGGCGGGGTGCCTTTGCTCAAGCAGAAGGCTCGCGCCGAGTTCTCTCGCTTGCGCCTGTACGGCATTGGGATGCTGATTGAGGCGGTGTTTAAGCAGGTGGGGATCTATTGGAGCCCGGGGATAGAATACGAGGAAGCCTCTGCTCCGAAAGCAGGCGAGGAGGCGTCTGGGGAGGTGGTGGCTGCGGCCAGTCCGTCCCCTTTTCCTGTATCGGATCAGCCGTTGACGGGCTCGGCTGGCTGACGACCAAACATGCCCGCTTGATGAAGACATACGGGTGGACGCTGGACTATGTGCGGAAGGGCATCACAGGGGCACAGGGCTGGGTGTACTACAACTGGGCGTGTGAGAATGAGTCGAGTTTGTGGGGCCGCAGCTTGGTGAGAAAAAGCCCCGGGTATGTGAAACAGGAATACATGAGCCAAATGAAGATGGTAGCAGAATAATATGGCTGGCGATGGGAAAGTAAGCGTAGATTTAAGTGTCAATACTGCGGACGCCAAGCAGAAGGTTAAGCAGGCAGCGGCTGACATCAAGGATGCGTTTAAGGGGGTAGGGTCGGTTCCTGTAATCAGCGAAAAAGACTTTAGGCGCAATATGCGCCGGCTCCAAGACGAGTTGGAGCGCGACTGGGCAGCCATACGGGCTAAGTCGTTTGGGAAGAGTCAGTATGGGGACAAAGGTATAGGCGGGACAGGGACAAGACGGGAAAGGGATAAAGACCGTGGCATACCTTATGTGCCTCCGATTGACGAAATCGTTTCGCGTCAGGGAGCGAAGCAGGTCGCTGCGATGGGGGGCTTGTGGACAGGAAACGCACCCCCAGTAATTCCGCCGCCAGTTCTTGGGGGCGGGGCGGGTGCAGCGGGGAAGAGCGGATCATTAGCGGGGGCATCTACGTGGGCCACATTGGCTGCGCAATATCTTCCGGGCCAAGGCGGGGCAGCGGCTCGCGCTGGGACGGCAGCAGCACAGTTGGCGTCCAAGTTGGG